CTTGTGTTTGTAAAGCTCTTGAAAAATCTTCCGCTATTCCAAGCCTATCTCTTAATGCAGATTCTCCAGGCAATATATCTTCAGTGAAATATCCACCACCTATATTTCTAAAGGCTGTTGGGTCTCCAGTAGTTGCTTTTGCACTGCTGTGAGCATCAAGTAAACCTTCTAACATATTATCTAAACCCTGAACAGCAGTTGTAGACTTATTAAATAAATCATCTAATGCAGTTGCATATGTATTTTGAGCGCTTAACCAATCAGTTTCTACTACATCTCTTTCACCTTCAATTTCCTCTATATTGCTTTCCATCGCTGTTTTAGCCTCTTGCTCTTTAAGGGCAAGTTCACTCATAGTTCTTTGAACCTCTCCTATAGGCCTTCCTGCTGCTCTTTCTGCAGGAGCAGAATAAGACATTCCTGTAGCAGCTTTAACAGCTTCACTTTCAGAGAATGCACGCTCAGTAGCCTCACCCCCAACTTCCATTCTAGCTCTGGATATATCTTCTTTAGCTCCTAAATACTTTTCTTTTTCAGCTTGTTCAGCTGCATCTAAATCCTTAATTGCTTTTTCTCTTGCTGTTTCAGCTATATTAAGCTCTGTCGTAGCACTTGTATAACCAGAACCAATCCCAGAATCTTTAGCTAAGTAACCAGTTTTGCCTGCCCAATCTGGTCCTGCTAAAGCAGTTAATTCACTACTAGCTTCTACAAACTCACCAGCTGAATCTGTACCTGTCATTTCTTCAATAGGGTTAGTAACTGCAAATTCTCTATATTTATCATACCATTGTTTAAATGGAGCTTCTGACCTTGCATATTCATCAACTGTTGGAGCCCCTGGTATAGCCCTACCAGACTGCTTACTAAAGAAATCCAAACCTGAGCCTAATGTTGTAGGTAATTCACCCTTTGCTGTTCCACCAGAGAAAGGAGCCTCAATATCACTATGTGGGTCACCACCATGTCCTGCTGTCTCTACAGCTCTTCTAATCTTGCCTATCCTAGAACTCCCAGCTGTACCAAACATTCCCCATGAACCTTGTGCTGGCCTCCATGCTGCATTACTCATAATATTACCTCTAATTTATATTGTATTGTTTTTGCATCAAAAAGCCTTTCAAAAGCTTTCGGATTGCGTCTTGTTGTAAATTGTATTTTCTTGCAACCTTTGTTCTTTGCAAGCTTCTTTAAACCGTTCCAGACTTCTTTTGTTTCATTATGAGGTCTACAAGAATATGCAGTATGCACCCATAGTATATCATCATGCCTGCTATATTCTACCCAACCTAATCCTTCAAACTCAGTCTTCTCAACTGGTCCTGTTTCTCCTAAAAATTCTTCTACAGTATCTTTTGATTTCTTTAAATAAGACTCTAGATACTTTGCTTGTATTGGTGATATATCTCTAAGCTCTTGTTTCATTAATCGAATAGTAAATCTTCTAAAAAGTTTAATCCTAATACAGCCCAACCAACAGGTCCTGCTTTAACAAGTAGTGGAGAAGCTGCCTGTATACTTCCTTGTATTGTTTCTTCAGTATCACCTTCTTCAAAACCTTTTTTAGCTCTAGATAGTCCTGAAACAACACCATAAGCTTGTCCTGCATTGCCAGCAAATTGAGCTACTTTTGGTAAAACCTTACCACTAGCATCTGCTACCTCGCCAGCTTTACTAGCTATATTAGATACTTCATCACTAGTTTCTGTTAAAACTTGACTTAACTCATTTGATACTTCAGTAATCTTAGAAGAACCTTCTAAAGCATTTAAACTGTTAGCAAGCTCTTCTGTTTTTGTTACAGGTATACTTTTACGTAAATCTAGATTATCAATAAAATAAGACTCATCTGCATCTACAGGGACTACAGGTCTAGGAGCTTTCATTAAAGCGGCTTCTGATGAGAAATGCTCTCCTAATATCTGGTCAGTATCTTTAAGAGAGAATCCTTTATCTAGCAACATGTCAGTCGCTTCTTTAGGAGTAAAAGCAAGTTTAGCCTCCTCTGATAACTGAACTCTTTCATAAGCAGGAGTAAATGCACCTTTAGTATAATCTACAACATCTCCAACAATAGGTATACCACTACTATCTAATGGAGCTCTTTCAAACATCTGCTTTAGTTGACCAGATTCATCGGTGAACTGGTAATCAACAGTATCTAGCAAATTTGATTTAGAAATCTTAGACTCAGCCATCTTATCTTTCATCTGAGTTATATTAGATAAAGATTTTAATATGTTGCCAGCATACTGACCTGCAGTCTTTTGAGGCTCTTGCGGTGAATATTGACTGCCTCTTCTTTTAGATACTACCCTAGCCATGTAACTCCTTTATTTAGATATAAATCTACTTTTAAATATAAAACGACTTCTCTCATATAAACAATGCATGATTTCATTAAAAGTTCGTCCCAAAGAATATTGAGTTTTCTGTTGCTGTTGGTGCTAATGTATAATCTATATATGGGTCTCTACTTGTCCCTGTATATGCATCTGTATGAAATCCTGTCCTATTACTACCTGTTGGTGCTTGGTCCATATAATCCTCATTACCAATCATAACGCAAGAAAAAGTACTTAAACTCTGCAAGTCAGCTAATGCATCTGCAGTTAATGTAATGTCATTATATCCACTAGTGCTCCATGTTGTTATTACAGCTGAATACTTCTTTACTGCAGACACAGTGCTAAGTCGTCCTGCCCCAACCCCATCACTAGATGATAATGCACTAGCCGCTCCAGTTATTGCATCAAAGTCTCCTTGTGCAAGAGTGCCAGATTGAGAACTCTTAAGTATTATTACATCTAATCCACTATGACCTTGTCCATATATTTTCAATGTTGCAGATGATACTGTTGAAGTTATACTGCTTGAATCAAACTTAAAATAGTATCTTCCGATATTATTGGCAGCACTACCTCTACCAGATACAACAGAATTATCTATTGTCTCATTAGAATTAGATTGAATAGACTTAGGTGTAGTTCCAAGAGCCCTTACATTAGCAAACGTATCAGTTTTGTATTCATAAATAACACCATCGCCAGCAGTAAGTGAAAGAGTAGGCATTATAATATCACCTTTGGCATATAATAGTTATCCTGCATCTCTGTATAAACATTACTGTCAGGGGATATAGATACCTGTTCATAACTAACAGAATCAAAACTATAAGGATTATACTCTCTCTCAAAGTTATTCCAATATGTAACCTTGCATCCTGAATTAGCTCTAGCTATTGCAAAGTCTTTAAATCTACTTAAATTATCATCTCCGAATGTATCAAGGAATATACCGTTATATTTATCTGATATAGATAGAGAGCTCCAGTCTCCTTCTATTATAGTAACATTAGATTTATCACTAGCCCATGCATTTAATTTCTCTAATATCTGTGGATGTATCTCTATAATAGTATGTGAGTTAACTCCTTGGGCTTGTATATAATCAGCGCATATACCCATACCAAATCCTATCTCCAATACATCACCTTTAGATTGACATATATATTCAGCGCTCTTCTCCATTATAGGAGCTTCCCAACTCATCATAACTTCCATATCTGAATATGTATCAACTATCTTTGTATCTTCAAATATTAATGTATTATCTTTAAAGGCCATTAAAAGTTTAAGCTTGCTTGTCCATAGCATACTTCTTCAGTAGCATCCCAATAGAATGCAAGTATGTCTCTTTTATTACTACCATCAGTTAAATCTGGAGCAGACCCTCCAGCCCATCTAACAGCACCATCTCCTGCTCCGTCATTATCACCTGTATTACCAGCTTCATCTTTAGTGGCAAATGCATTAATAGTTCTTGTAGAGCCATCTTGTTGAACAACTAGTATAAAATTACCTGATACTGCAGGAAATTGTAATGTTAATGTTCCTGATATACTTCCACCAGTCATATCTAAATGTGCTTTATTTCCTGTTCTAAAATCTACAGTTACATTAGTAGCATCAGCATAAGTAGTTCTAACGAATCCAACTCCAGTACCATCAAACTTAGTATGTCCATCAACATCAATCTCTAAGTGAGCAGCAGAAGCTGAATTATCTTTAGTTCTAAGCTCAGTTCTTCCATGCTCAAATACTCCAATATCAAAGTAATCATCAGTACTATTACCACCATTTTCATACATTCTAAGATAAGTGCCAAAATGATGAACATTAATATCTGCAACCCTAGTACCTGCCATTTGAAAGTATACACCTTCTCCATCTCCTGTTGTGTGTGCATCTAGCTTTAAGATTCCACCACAATCAACTTGAAGGTCTCCAGCGCTTTCTATCTCGTCACCTGAAATACTTAAGTCTCCAGCTATAGTAGTCGTAGATGCAGCTCCATAGGCTATAGAAGCATCAACTATATCATCTGTAGTACTACCATCTAAAGCTAGACCTGTTTGTAAACCAGAGCCTGCACTAGCAGCAGAATTAGTTAGAACCTGAAAGTAAAACTTAGCACGTTCATCTCCATCACTTACATCAAGAGCGGTAGTATAGAATGCAGAATACAATGTTCTATCACCGTTATCATTATAGCCATAAAATCCAATCTCACCTAATATATCATTATCTTGACTATTATCGGTTCCATTCCTATGAGATTCTAATTGAAGTGTTGCATATCCTACTAAGCTATCATGCTTACCTATAAGTATTAAATCTGGGTCTGCAAAGCCAGCAGCAGAACTCTCTATTGTAAGTTGACCTCCTGCAACATCTATAGTTAAATCAGTAGCCCCTATCTTAGAGCTAGCATTGGATAAATATATATCATAAGGATTAGTTATTGTTTGATTTAGCCCAGCAGAAGGAGGACCAGTTATTTCTAATGTACCAGCATGAGATGTTGTAACTGCAGCATTAGATGCCTTTAATACAGGAGGCTCAATCTTAACATGTCCAAATGTAGTAGTACCGCCTGTAGCTGTATAATTATCAGTAATATCATGTGCATCTATATGTATAACTGCACCATCAGATGATGTAATAGTTTTATCAGAATCTAAGCTTAATCTACCTGCCCCAATACTTGCATTGTTATTATTAAATAAAACTTCTTTAGCAGATTCAGATGAACTTGGCTTTACGTATAGCTTACTATGGCTAAGAGATAGTTCGCCTGGTATTCGTGGCATTTTGGAAGTATTAAGGGTAGTTCCGTTATCTACAGGTCTATCATTAAGCTTAGTATAGTACCATTTAGAGCCTAATTTATATGCAAGCTGTATTCCCATACCTCTTACAGTTCTTACAGATAATGCACCTTCTCTGCCTTCAGATGTAGGAGGTAGACCTTTACCTCTAGATATTTGGCTTTGTCTACTCATCAGTAAAAGTATTCACAGATGAAGTTCTATATTTTCTGAATATTAAACTTATATCGTTAATACCGAAGTCACCTTGAATATTCCCTTCAAATTTTAACTGTAAATCTGTTATACCTTTAACTGCAGGAGGTTGGAACATTATCCTATGTTGTAAACCTTGATTAGTGTTTTGACCTACTGTAGAATCATACGCTCTAGAGATAGATGTTAAATCTTCCCAACTCTTATCAACACCATCTCTCCATGATACTGATATATTATATGTAGATGCAGCAGTCTTCTGTGTAGTATTTACAACTAAACCTAATATACTTTTCTTGGCTTCTGGACTACCTAAATCTGTTATCTTCGTCACAATTTTAAAATTATCTGTACTTTGATTTTTATATTCCCAAGTCTTTAAGTTGGCTACTAAGGTGTTATCTGCATTCTCTGCGAAATAACCTGCTTGATATAATGTACCTATATTCCCCATATTAGTCAACTCTTTAGTCCCAGAGCTATGCCCTAAATGCATTCTACCGCTACCAAACGACCATGAATCTACATCTATATTATATACATAGCAATCACCATCTGAAACTGTAGAACTTTGTTCATTCTTTTTAACTATAATAACCTCTCTAGAATGAGGGTTAAATTCACACATTGAGCTTGATGAAACAAAATCAGACCATTCAGTAGCATCTATTCTTTGTTGTTTAATATCATCATCTTCCACACTAAAGACATCTTTAATTTCTTCGCCATCATATACCCATGCACCAAATTCATTAAACCAAAATACTCCATCAGTTATATCACAAAAATGATTTCTATCTATTAAACCTCTATTCTTAAATCTATCAGAAACAAAGAAGGTATCAGGCATTCCTGATTGTATATCTACTACATATAGGGTTCTTCTTTTCCATTGAAGAAGTTTACCACCAGTAGAGGCTAATGCAATTATTTCATCACCATCACTTATATCTACATCCAATACATTAGTTGGATAAGGTAATGTGTCTAGCTTTCCAACTGGAGAGAATATCACCCTATCATTATAATATTTCTTTACTCCATTTTCTTCAACTTCAATATTACCTACAAATAATCTTTGACCTGCTAATGTAGCAGCCTTATATCTACAAGCTAATGTCGTTGTCTCTAATGGGTCATAACCATTAATCATTTCATATGTTCTGACTTTAGGCATAGTAAGTCCAGGCATAACATTATGAGCTGCATACTCTGAGTCAGCTGCTGCAGCAAAAAGCTTCATAGTTCCGTGGTACCATATAGAATCACCTGGGTCTAAATGATTAGGAGTCTCCATATTACTATCATCAAATGGAGCATTACCTTCAGAGTCATATTCTAGCTGGCTATTTATACTAGTCCATTTATAATCAGCTATCTTAGGGTGCAGTAAATATGCATTTTCATTAGCGTCATCTCCATCCTCAGATAATAATCCAGTACCACCATCTTCAAAAACCCATCCTTGTCTAAAGTCTATTGCCCCTAAACTCCAATATAGTGAATAACTTTCATCACTATGAGTATAATAAAGTCTAATACCAGTAACTCTAGGGTCTGCAAAGCAAAAATCATTTCCAGTTGCATCGTTATTATCTTCTACTGCATTTTGCATAGCTCTTAAATGTACAGCAATAAGAGGAAACCTAGATGAGCCATCTTCAGCAGATGGAGAATCAAATTCAAACTCTCTCTCTTTTGTATCGCCATATCCAAATTCAAATTGATGAGAAGGTAGGCTTTCAGAACCATCATTATAAATAGCAGCTGCATATAATCTAATCTTTCCAGACCAATTAGAATCAGGACTTTGATTACTTCCACTAGTCCAAAAATTAATTAACATACCAGCATTATCACCATGAAGTAATTCATTATTAACCTGACCTTGATATGATTGACTATACATCAAACACATTTGGGGACCTGAATCTCCCCTTTTTGCCAATCCCATAATAGTGTTATCATCCCAGCCATATTTTGGAGTTAAATTGCTATATTGGGAAAAAGCCCAGTTCTTATTAGTATGATATAGCCACCATTTATTTATACTAGAATATAGATTAGCATAGCCACTAATCATCTCTGTACCATCATGAGCTTTATAATTAGGGAAAAATTTTGAATTATCTATATGTCCTATGAAATGATTATAATTAGGTAAATTAAAATTAGCATCTATAAATCTTGTAATATTACCATTGTGAAAAGATATAGGGTTAGGCTTTTGAGATGGGAAGTTTGCATATCTCCATACATAATTTCCATATTGAGACGCTATAGGCAAATATTGACAGTCATTAAAAATATCTCCATCCCCTGCTCTATGCCATGTACCTGTATTAGATGAGAATATATCGAATGCGCAACTCCATCCTGTATGGTTAAGCGTATAATTATCTATTACTGACTGTCTATAAATATCTAAATCATGATTTGAATTGCTACTGGAAGTTGAAGCAATCTTATTAACCAAATACAATTGCTCATCTTCAGAAGAATAATCAAATATAGGTTCATTTTCATTAAGTGCATATGCTTCTACAGTAAAGCCATTAGCTATTCCAGCACTACCAGCTGTGATTGTAACTATATTGCCACTAGCACCACCAGCTGAAGCACTTACTCCAGAAATAGCATTTATTGCACTTGCAATAGTAGTTGCTAGTTCAGCTTTAGTGCCAGAAAATATAAAAGGGCTTCCAGTAACAGGACCTTGCTGACCAGAGCCACTATTCATGAAAATGCTTACATGTACCCTATCCCCATTAGCATCATTTCCATCTAATGTGATAGTCCATACATCAGAAATTGAACCAGTACCGCCTGATAATTCTGTATCTCCGCTTATTATAAAAACACCATTAGCAGCCTTTAAAGTAAGAAATTCATCTGTACTAGGAACAGGTATATCTGTAGTAGAGCCAGCATCAGTTAAGCTAGCATTACTGCATGTCCCTTTAATTTGCTTCCCATTCAACGTAGTTCCTACAGCTGAAGCTGTAATAGTAATTTTGCCGTTACCATCATATACAGCATCTACTACAGCACTACCATCTGCATTTATGACAGCTACAAGCTTTTTACAAAAAGATTCTCTCCTTAATATATATTCAAGATTCTCACTTGTGACAAGTCCAACCTGTTCTTGCCTTCTAGGTAAGATTACACTATGTCCATCTGTATTTATATGCCTATGAAATCCATATGCAGAATATGAGCCATTACCAAGCACCTCTTGATTGCTTACTCCATACTTAGAAACTTGACCTCTTGGTATATACCATGTTCTTGCTGAATTTTGAGAAGTAAAACTTGAACCCATAGATTCAATAGTCTCATTATTGAATTCATTAGGAGTTCCATCTATATCTAATACTGTAAAGCTAGAAGTATGTAAATTTGTTGTATCTCCCTTCAATTGAAATGATAATGTCCCTGCATTATCAGTCTCTCCGTGATGATTATCGAATACATAAAATAAACTTTGGACAATAAATGTTGCACTAGCTTTAGTCCCTTCAGTTGCTGATGTATTTGTTACAGACACAGTAGCAGCTGAATTTAAATCTTGTGGGGGGCCTAATGAATAATCATTAACCATTCTATATAATCCTCTGCCTGAAATAATACCTGCACGACTAGAATCCTCTATATTCTTAGATGGGACACTAGTATTAGTGGTAGGTTTACCTAAATTCTTTAACTGGCCTACTTTAGATACATTAACATCTTGAGCTTCAACAAGCTCTTTACTTTTTATATCTTTAGGGTCAGTATGGCTATTTAGCCCCCCTTCGAATTTATCTATTTTCCAGACTTCTTTAGGCATTAGTCGACTCTTAATCCTTTAATAAAGCCTCTAACAGCTCCACCTACTACATTATCTACCAAATCAATAAACCAAGGCTCTATAGTTTTGTTCCACAAATCCTTAGTGAATGACCATTTAGATAATCCTAGAGTCATTACTTTACCACAGCCGTAGAAAAATGTTTCTACAATACTGCAGATTTGGTCATTAGGTACTTTCTTTAATACCCAAAGACATACTCCTGCAGAACCACCACCTAACAATAATCCTGCATTACTACCTGCGATACCCATTAATGAATCAAACATTAACTTATCTCCTTTGTTGTTTTAGAAATTTACTTAAACTTCTCTATTTCAGGCCTAATCTTTTCCCACATCTTATCATCTGCTTTAGTTTTGGTAGTTTCAACTATTAAGTCTCCTACCTTTAATAAGACATATTTACCGCCTCGCTTGATAATAAACTTAACTAGAAAAGGTTTTAAAGTAAGCCATATAACTGCTGGTAACATTATATATTCCCATCTACAAGCTCACCCCATAAAGAAGTTTGCCCATCTATTATTTGTATAACATGCACAGTAAAGTGACCCTCTTCAAAGAAATCAACTATTGCAAATGCATGTGCCCAGTTTATCTTACGATTACCAAGCCATTCATTCTTTTCTCCAGACATATCTTTAAGGCATCCAATACTCCATGCTGACTTAGGTCCATCCATATGAGTAGCAGACATTTGTTGCAAATCATGCCAATGCCCATACATTACATTGCATCCAAGCTTTCTTAGATGATTAGACGTATGATACATACCTCCATATTGATGACCATGGTAAAAGTATAATTTACCTATCTTTAAATGTTTTCCAAAAGGATAGTAAGTATATCCTCTAGCATCAAGATTAACTGCATTTGCAAACCTGTATTTAGGAATATAGGGATACTTATCCACTGCATCATTAAGCCAATTATCATGATTGCCTTCAGTAATATATCTCTCTTTACAATTAACCTTATCAAGAGATTCATCTATTATATCCATCCCTTTATTAACATAATGAACATCTCTATCAAAATCTTCTATTAAAAACTCAAGAGCTGGAACTTTCTTTCTTTTATATTTCCAATGAGAGAAAGCCTCCCATTCCCCAACATCTCCTAAGTCTATATATATATCTGGACATACTATTTCAATAGTCTTTTTAAGACAATTGATTGCTGGTATGTCAGCTAATGGAAAATGTTTATCAGGGGTTACAACAGCTCTTTGTACTACACCCTTATCATTCTTCATATTATTTCAAATCTTTCCTTATTTGTACTACAAAGTAGACTATAGTTACTATTCCTACTAAAACTCTAACTAATTCTGGTATAAATTCCATACATTGTATAAAGAAACTTAATGCACCTCCACTTGTTGTTCTCAAAGTATCTAACACTTAACCTCCACCTTCTGATACATCATTTATTACTGCAGCTACTTGAACAGTAACACCACCTGCATGTGTAGTAGAAGGAACTCCAGCTTCTTTACTCATAGTAACTGATATAGCATGTAAATCAGCAACGGTGCATTGAGGCACCTTTAAGCAAATCATTTCACCTGCTCCAATTGCTATTCCATCACCAAGATTCCAAGCAGCAGTGCCTGCATCTAAACATATAACTACTCCATCTGTAGCTGTGGTAGAAGTATTCTTTATAGCTATCCAAAGAATCTTATCATTAGTAGCAAGAGCCGTACCTGAGCCTAATAAGTCATTAGCTGTGCTTAATAAGTCTCCACTACTATTTGAAACTAATTTAGATGCATATAACCAATAATGCCCAGTAGCCCCTTCAACATTAAAGTCGCACTTACCACTCATAGATGCTTTTATCTCATCTGAAAAGACTGAAGCTCTTGATTTATATTTAGCATCATTTGCCATACATACTCCTATACATCATCTATTATTGCAGCTATTATACACTGCACATTTGCTTCGCCAGCACTACCACTACCAGACATATTACTATCAACTGAAACAGCATGTAAGTTTCCAACGGTAGTATTAGGTAATTTAGCATACCATGCTTCACCTGCTCCTATCTCAATACCATCAGCTAAATTATGAGCTGCTGTTCCACCATCTAAGCATATAACTATACTTTCTGTTGATGCAGTAGAACCATCAGCAGTTCCTGTATTCTTTATAAATAAAAACTTTACTAAGTCAGAAGTAGTTATAGCTGGAGAAGATGAGCCAGTATTTATACCAGCAGCAGTAGAAAGAAAATTACCAGCTATTAAATCTGCACTAGAATTAGTAACATTAACAAGTCCATAAAACCATTTATCATTAGCATCTGCAGGAGTAAATGTAGCAGTTAACCCTGTTAATGTCTTCTGTACTTCATCTGGTAATAAAGTTGCACTCATTGATATTGTGGCTGCATCTGCCATATCTTATCCTTTCTATCCTGCTGATTCTACTATCTTACTTAATTTCTTTGCTCTATTTGGGGTCTGCTTTGCCCATTTTGAGTCAAGCATCTCTTTTGATGCTTCATAATAATTCTTCTTCTCTATATAAGAAATAGTCTTTTTAAACTTACTAAAGCCTGCTAATCCTAACTGATAGCACATTTCCACAACTACTTCCTTAACACTATCATCTGTAAGATTAAACCAATCAAATTTCTTATCTATTCTCTCGATTAATTTCTTTACTTTTCTAAGCAATATCTTTTCTGCAATATCTTCATCAAGGATTAAATCTTTAATTGCAAAGCCATATCCTATTGTTGGTATTCCAAGTGAATCATTATATACATGCTCTACAAATCCTTCACTTTCTTTAATATTCTCAATCAGATTTTTCATCTTCACTTTCCTCTTTTTCTATTGCATCTACTACTTCTATTGCACCTTGCAATCTTGATATCAATTCTCTATTTGCAGATTTCTCTGATGAAAGCCTATTATCTTTTATAACAGCTTCTTCTAACTGCTTAACTAAAACTTTTCTTCTCTCTCCTAGAGTCATTTATTCTCCTGTAAATGTAGAGCTAGCTGCTAAAGCTTGAGCTTCACTCTTAGTTAGTACACTAAAGTTAGGATAGCTCTTACTAGCACCTAATGCTATTAATTCTGACATCACTCCATCTTTTACTGACCATTCACCTTTAATAATACAATATGCTCTATCATGTGAATATCTTGGAGCACCTACCTTACCACCAAATATTATATCATGCCAAGTTGGTGATGCTTTGTATGTAACTTCACCAGTATCATCATTTACTGATTCAACTACTGGATATAATCCTTTAATCTTAGCACCAACAGCACTATCATATGCTGAACTTGGTAAACAAAAATACATTTCATAATGTGACATTATCTATGACTCCTTTTCCCTGCGTTATAATTTCTTAATACTTCTCCACTCGTTATTTTATCTCCTGATTCTGCAACTGAGCCATCGGACTCAAATGCAGTTAATTCTTTATCATAAAAAATCAAATCATCTATTGCCCCATTAAATGGAAGAGTATTACTATACCTTCTCCCTATTCTTAAATCAGCTGCACTTGTGTCCATAATAATACCATTTGCTTGGAGAGCTACGCAATATAAAGATGAATCTGTAGCAGACGGACATCCAACATAGAGATATTGGTCTGCACTTGAGGCTAAACCTTCATGAGTTCCACATATAAAATACCAAGTGTCAAAAGACATAACGCCACTTGATAATCCTCCATTACTACCTGAAGCAGTTGATGATGTCTCTGTATTATCTTTTTCTGTAACAAATACAGGGATACCAGTAGCTGAAGCTTTCAATAAGAATCCATCAGTTCCATCTCCTCTATCAAATACAATTTGAGCAGACCCAGTAGCATAACGAAGCTTAACCCAACAAGAAAATGAAAATGCATTTGAAACAAAATTAATATTATCACCTGGTGAAGCACCAGAAGCAGTATCTATTCTAACATCTTCGGCCCCATCATTAGCAGGTAAGTTCAAACTACTAGTATTCCTCTGTCTATTCATTATAAACCCTTGAGAATCTCTTGATGCATCTACACCTGCTGTGATTAGCATTGTTTCAGCACCACTTGTAGGAGAAGGACTTCCACCATTACTACCCTTTAATTGTGTCCAAGTAGCTAATCCATTATTTCTCCAATATGCTGTTAAGTTAGAAACATTTGAATGAGTAAGTGCATCTAATGCTTTACCATCATTATATAATTCTTCTACCTCAGCTAGAGTTAATTGGTCTGTCCAAGTAGATATCTCTGTAATAGAACCATTTACAAATTGTGCATTTGCAGCTGAATTGCACATAAAATTAATATCAGCATCAGAAGCATGACTAACTGGATTACTATCTGTTGTTGGTGTATGATAAGCTAAAGTTTGCTTCTCGCCATTCCAAAATAACTCTACATCACTTGCACTAATAGCTGTATCAGCAGAATTATTATTTCTTTTCCAATTCATAACCCAATGATGCCATTTACCATCTATATTAGTTTTAGCAGTTTCTATTCCAAATACGTCTCCATTACCTGTATTATACCCAATCCAATAATTTGTACTATTAGATTGAAAGTATAGAGCTGGCATTACATTTTCTATAGACCAATAATCTCCAGAAGTTTGACCTTCATTTTGATAAACCCAACAACTTACACTATTCCAATCACCATAACTGCCACTAGCATTCCAAATAGACCCTGATGGAGAAGTTTGCACACAATCAGCTGTTCCATCAAACCACATTAACTGATTATAAGACTGTAATGCTGTTTGAGGTATAGTTAATTGTTGGTCTGCATCTGTCCAGCCTGTAGCTGTACCTATTTCTTTAATACTAAAGTTATCAAAATATGCAGTTACAACGCTATTTATTGGAGTCATTATAGAAATTCTTTCATGGTCTGCAGTTGAATATGTAAAATCTACGTAACCAGTTGTAGCATTTGTATGAACAGCATCATATTCATTATACACAGTTAAGTCTGAAAGTGCTTGTACTGCATCATCATTTGACATTCCTACCCTTATACTTCCACTAGTACGAGCTGTTACTTGAATAGCATAAGACAATCTATATCTTCTACCTGCCACCATTGAACCTTCCCATTTCTCACTACCACTACTACCACCACCATCTAAAAAGCAATATTGATTATTTGAGCCATCACTATCTGACCTAACTTTTAAATAGTTATCTGCAAAAGTGACAGTTGTCCCATCATAAGCTGTTAATGCTGTTGATTCATCTGCTCCACTAGAAGCAGCTGCACTAAATTCAACAAAATCATTAGTATCATCAGATGTATTCACATTAGAACCATCCCAATTACTTGACGATGCAAAAGTTCTATTATTAACATCACTTATCAGCTCATCACCATAAAATACAGTTGTTCCATGGTTTTTATCGTTGACTGGATAACAATAAACATTGTCAATATCCATATCGCATGCAGTATCAACTCTATTAAATTTAAGGTCAGTAGAATCTGCAGTCCAATATACAGTATGAGAACCACTAGAAGTAATACTATACATTAATCCACCACCAGTCTTTTCTATTTTTCCCTCACCTGCTCTAACTGTCGCATCAAAAACTATTTTATAAGTAACTCCAACAGTAAGTATAGCACTTTGCCCAATATACGAATTACCACCAGAACCTTTTAATGTTAGTACTCCATTCGCCATAACACTATCACCAGATGCTCCAATTGACCATCCTAATTCTTGACTATCACCTGCAACTAAAGTAGCATTACATCCTGGGTCTGTAACAAGATTATCACCTAATCCAGTATTAGATGCATCAAGTATATATGATTGATTGCCTCTATGACCATCATTCATTGGATACCATAGTTTTAAATTAGATTCAGTAAGAGATGTACCACTATTATTTAATGCTAATTGTTCAGGGTTTTGATAGTCGAATAAAACATCAGAGGCAGTCCAGGCACCTTTCCAACATTGTAAGTCTGATAATGCTCCAGGGAATTGTCTTCTTGTTGCATGAGCAGGGTCCCAATCACCAATCCATTTAAATGCTAAATCTGCATAAGCACCAGCAGTATTTATAGTGCCAGTTCCATCTTGAACTCCATTAACATATAATCTAACAGTTTCATCTCCATCAAATACTGCAACTCCTCTATACCAAGTATTAATATTTAAAACAGTACTTGCTTCAATAAAAGCATCATCTGGGTTAGATTTCATATTCCATAAGCCAAATTTCTCATTTGAAGTTACAGAAAGATAACCTATAGAATTAGATGTTCCGTACCCAAGTATATGTTGATGTGTAGAGCCTGCTGCATCAAATCTAAAAGAGACAGCTACAGTCCAAGCTCTATCAGCATTAGTAGAGCCAGCACTATAATCTACAAGAGTTAATACATTACCTCCATTAACTGATATATAATCAGTAACACCATCAAACTCTAATGCTCTACCTGAGTATATTTGCCCATGGTTGTTATTCCCTAAGGATGCTATCTCAACAATCTCTATATTATCTACAAAGAATTCCCATGTTCCAGTACTTTGCCTTACTATACTAATTCTATTTGAATTTTCATTTGCTATCCATTCAGTAGTATAAGTAGCATGAGATTCTGTTAAAGTATGAATATGGTCTCCGCTATCAACTAAAGGTGAAATAGTTGCAGTCGCATTATCCATAAATCTAAATTGCTTTCCATTATCTCCACTAGCAGCTTTTGCTGAAATACTAACTCTATATCTTCTTCCAGCCGTAAAAGTAATATCTTGCTTTATACCTATATAGCCACCATCCGTAACAAGTATTTCGCAACACCCACCACTACTAACACCATCATTTGCATCAAATCGAGGGGCAGTTTCTCCTGCTCCTACAGAAACTTCATCCCATCCAGTTATATTAGAAGCAAAATCTCCATTTGTAACCATATTTTGTGATACTACTTGAGTAGATGTAGATGTATCCCATGCTCTGGCTCTTAAAGGTTTTTCTATTGTTTGTATAGTAGCTGGCATTATACTAATACTCCCACATTACCATCATATTTATAAAGTTTAACCCAATCTATTGTTACATTAGTACTGCTTGCTCCAGTAGGATTATACAAGAAAAGCGTTGTATCATTATCTTGATATCCATGAAATGTATATTCTTGAAAATCATCTGTTAAATTATGAATAGCAAAATTATTTGCACCAAAATATGCTGATAGTCTAGCTGTAGAGCCTGGTATAGTATTTTTTGCTCTTACTACTAACTTATGTGCTATATCATCAGTCAAAACATCTTGTGAAATTAATGATATTCCATTAGGAGATGTCATTGTGCTTCCTGATATTTCCCATTTATTAGCAGCTGTATTAGTCCATCCTGTTATACTCGTTCCACTACCAGATGTAAAATCACTGTTAGTAACACTTACTTCAGTAAATGTTGTATCATGATTATCTAAAACCAAACCATCTATTGTTGATGGGGAATCATCACCTTCTCCAAGAGCATTATAATCTTCAGTTATTGGTGTATCTAAATTCCACCATGATACTAAGCTTGTTTTTTCAGTATCTGTTAATCCTGCATAATTCTTCCACATGATTGATTTGATTTCAGCTTGACTTAATGTTTTTGACCATATACCCATATTGCATATGTGACCATTCCAAAGATATGGATGACTATCATAGGCATTTTTACCTATTCTAGCATTAGCAGTTCCTGCTATATCAGAACTTGTATGCGTACCAGAGTTATCCAATACTCCATCAATGTAAATTTTCAAAGTAGTATTATCATAAGTCCATGCTAAATGATACCATTTATTAACTGACAACACAGTATTTCCTGTGATAGGAGTACCCTCAAATTTAATAGTTGGTCTCTCATTTGAATTAAGATAACACATAAATCCTTCACTTGAAGAACCCCTATTACTAAATATTGCTTGAGATTCAGTATCTACTGCTGCCATATTAATCCAAGCACTTACAGTAAAAAGATTATTCTCAAATTTTTCAGCTATTTGTATATAATCAGCAGTCCCATTAAAAAACGCTGCACCATCAGATACAGGTATATTGCCACTAGCATTATAGTTATGCTTTAATACTAAATTGTCTGTGACTATTCCAGGTGTAGTTAATCCACTCTTCGCTAAACTTAAACCAAATCCAAGACCCATTACTTACCTATGTATGCAATTAATCCAGAACCACTAGCTGGGTCTATTTCAGTCCAACGTCCATATATAGTCAATCCTGCTGGAAATGTATTACTGGCATCTAACTCTACTCCGCCTGAACTACCTGATAATGGATTTGATGCAGCTTCAGTATTAATAAATCTATCTGAATCAACTGCTATCAAGCCGCCAGAGGCATCAAAAGTTGTATCTGTTATAAATGTAATTGCCACGAATACGTGGTCTGTAGGAGCTACCATTGCTGAGGTTCCATCATTATACATTGAACCAACTTGCCCTAATGTAGCATTTTGCGCTTCTTGTACAGTGAAATGTTGAGCTCCACCTTGCCTTCTATTTGCCATTTTATTCTCCTTTCGAGTTGTACTTTAAGGTCTTAGCTTGACCGTGAATGTACTATTTTATCTTATTGCATGTGAACCAGGAGACATAATCCTTAGTCCACTAATTCTTGAGTTTTCATACTTCTCTATCATTTTCTTAAATTCTCGCATTAGATACTCTCTGGCTTCTACGTTAAGAGCATCTTCTGCTAGTTTTGCCTTCATGTAATATACTAAAGCTTTTGAGAGATAAGAAGGTAATTCTATATTAAATGATTCATCTGATATTACAGTTACATCATAAAACATCTTAGGTGTTTCTTCAAAATCAATATAAGAAGTTCCAGCAGTTATACTCTCAACTGGAACCTTAGTGTCTGTTACAATTACATTATTTGATGAACCAGCAGTTTCAAATGCAGTTATCTTATGAAGGCCATTCCATTTACCTGCATTCGTTAATACAAAATAATCTCCAACATCGTTATTGCTATCAAAATCAGTATAGCTAGATGTTGCATCAATCAATCTTAAATATCCACTAGCATTATTATTATAGCCTGTTATAGTTAAATCTGTAACCTGCCTATTTATAGTGTAATCTAAAGCATAAGTATATTTTATCTCTAAACCATCTGCAACTGTAGTTTTAGGCGACTCCCATCTTTGTCTTGAAGCTCCAGGGCCATAATCTTTACTATCTACATCATTATCGAAGCTTACATCTTTTTCAATTAATGCAAGCTGATTACCTTCTAAATAATATGCATAGTGCTTTGAAGTAGCCATTAAGTATTATCTCCATCTTTAACTCTTGGTTTATGTATAGTTCTTGATATAGTTCTATACTCGTCCTTTGAGTTTAAATTATTCTTACCTCTAACATCTATCATCTTAACCATATCTAATGGTAAAGTGTAAAATCTTTGGTCTTTAGTTATATCAAATCTTTCGACTCTAGTATGGACTTCAGTTAACATATTTATCTCTTCTAGCCCATCTTTAATATATGCTACAGCTTTTCCTGTCTCTACCATACCGCATCTTTCCATTAATTCTTTAACTGTCATGTTTCTCCTATCCTATATCTTCCATTATAGCCGCAATTTGACATAACACTACTGAGGTACCAGCACCACTAGGACTACCATTAGTAACAGCTACAGACGCTGAATATATATCTGCTTGAGTTGTTGCTGAAGGAAACTTACCTATCCATAAATCTCCTGCATCTATAAATATACCCTCTGCTTCATCATAAGCTGCTGCATCCCCATCTAAAGATATAACAATACCTTCTGTTGTAGATGCAATACCATCTTTAGTTCCTGTATTTTTAATAGCTAGCCATCTATATTTATCTCCAGCTGCAACTGTTTTTTGAGCTTCAGTATGTGCATATTGCTCAGCATATGGTTGACTAGTTGGTAATAATGGCTCAGAAGCATTACTTACTACTCTTTCAGTATATACCCATCTATCAGTATCTATCGGTGAATAATTCATACTACCACCAATAGAGCTTTTAGCTATATCACTTAATATAGAGGCACTTATATTAGCTATACCATCATTTGCCATTACTCACCTCCTTCTTCTTGAGCTTGTTTAGGCCTTTGACCTATAATACCACTATTATACTGATTCATTAATGCTACATATTGTTCTATATACCATTTGTATTCAGTCATTTCTTCTTGTAGTGAAGCTGTGTATTGAGCTGTATCCATTTGATATTTCTCTACTTCACTTTTATATTCAGCTACCATAACTTGAGTAGCTCTATCTGAATTCTTAACTAACATATCTAAGTCAGCTTTGAATACTTCTAATTCTTTAGTAAATGATTTTTGATTGTTATCCTGCTCTGCTCTAAACTTATCCATCCTCTTATCAATCTTTTCCATTTCTTTTTCAGACATCTCTATATCTTCATCATTTAGTTTGGAGTCAAGAGCTGTCATGCTAAAATCTAAAACAGGAGCTATATACTGAGGTACATTAGGTAATACAGTTTCCGAATCTACGAAATTAGGAGAAGTTGGAGCTGTTGGCTTACTAGGTAAACTACCATGTATTCCAGAAGCAGCTGCCATACATGCCATAGCAGAGGCATACAATACTACTAAATATTCATAATCGACAGGAAAGTTTTCAATATTACCTGCTCCATAAGTATCACTATAAACTAAACCAGTATCATAGTTCACTTGAGTTACTACTATATCATTATTTCCTGAGCCAGATGCTCCAGGTACACAATGAATGCTTCCATCTAATTCATAATAACCAGGATTATATTTAGACCTATAATATAAACTATCTGTATCTGTTGCCTCATATCTCATAGAAGGGCTTATAGGAGTACATATTCTTAATATATCAACACTATTATGCTCTCTCAATACAGATAATATTTTACCCTTCTTTTCAACAGAACCAGTTGAATGTGTAGTTAAAGTGAACTTAGATAATTCATCAGGCTTTAATGTTGTAACCTTATTAACTACATCTACTACACCATCAACAAGCATCTCAGACAATTCATTCTGAGTTGGAGTCGATGCATTAGTTATTGTTATGCTTGTTAAACCTTCTACTTTTTCTTCAAATGTTGCCATTAAACACTCGCTATAAAGACTTCTAAATCACATGAACCAGTATTTGCATCTGCTTGAAGATTTGTCAAGCTTCCAAAAGCTGTATCAGATGCAGCATCAGCATCTTCAGTTGCATTGAAGACAGCTGACATACCATTAGCATTATCTCCATTCCAAATAAAAGATTGTCCTGCATCAAGCTTAATAGCAACTTCATCATTATCTTGATTCCTAAATGTCAATGTGATAAAATTTGTATCATCAAGATTAGTGAATCTCATATATCTTACATCAGCTGCAACATAATGTCCAGCTGAAGCAACAGCTGAACTAAATGTAGCTATAACTGCCTCAGTAGTTGTAATAGTTAGTATTCTTGAAGATATTTCATTTACAGAAGCTATATTAATACTACTAGTTCCACCTTGTTGCTTGCCATTTAATTTAATACTCTCAGTAATCTTTACGGTTAATGTTGAGGCTGTTACCGTTGAAGCCATATTTAAATTCCTTTATCTTAAAGCCTGCCCCCTCCCTCTCGGAGAAACACCCAAAAGGAAAGGGGAGACTCATTTTTATTTAGTTACTAAGCTAACTTAATCACTATTATTAGCAGAAGCAGTACCTACAACCCAACCATCTGCATCGCCAGTATGACCTGTTAGAAACCAGTGTCCAGCTCCATAGACGATTTTCATATAATCACCTACGTCACCTTTACTTGCTGCTAAAGTTAATTGGTCATTTGTAGCTGCTGCAAAAGGAGTATTTGTATCAGCATCAGCTTCATGGTGCGTTACCATTCCTAAGAAATAGTCATGCCTTGTGCTTGTATCTTTAGCATCAATGTCACAATCCCCACTACCATTAGCTGCTTTAAGATAAAACTCAAAAGTCATTCCATCTTCTCCAGCAGGTAAAGATATAGCACATGCACCATTAACTCCACCAGTGATTATAACAATAGAACCTGCATCACTAGCACTTAAGCTAAGGCTTTCTCCGCCAGAAGTTTGTATAACGCTTCCAGCAGAACGATTTCCAAGAAAACCACCATCTTTATTTTGCCCATATAAAGGTATATTAACACTCATTATCTACCTCCTTAAGAGTTTAACCAGATAGCATGAGATTCAGGCATTGACCATTCCATCCCAGCTTCTGTTAAGATTAAGTCTACTCTTCTATCAACTCCAGAATTCTCTAAAGTTTGAACCCCTACGTAGACGGATGTATCACGGTTCAATCCGTTACCAATCAATGGTCTATATGCACAGTTTTTCATATTAACACCTAACATTGCAATATTAGTGCCATCTAAGTGGATATTTCTAGCAACATTCATATCACCATAAGGTGTATTAAATGTAGTAATATCTACACCTAAGATTTGCTTTTTACCTGACATTGCAAAATCAGCAGATAATAAACCATAACCATTACCATCAGTAGCTAAATTAGCAGTATTCTTAATATAACCACCTAACTTATGCATCCAATTATAAACAGCTGTACTAACAAAAAATACAGTAGCACCACTATTATTATATCTTGGGTCTAAATAGTTAGACATGTCATCTAAGAAATCATCTGATGTTTTACTAGCTATAGGTAAAGAAAACTGATTACCATAATTAAGTATATAATCAACTGCACCTTGAGTTGTTCTATATGTCTCATTTTGAGAACCAAACAACAATGAAGCTTCCATATCCCATTTATGCTCAATTAGTTTTTCTTTCCAAATACGAGCCCACTCATTCCCTTCATATTTTAATGAAGTAGCACGAGCAGTATTTGTCATAGCCATTGAAGTTTTCCAGATTTGAGTTATACCATATTGAGTACTATATGGTTGGTCTTTCCATGTTTCAGGATATCCACTTCCTTCATCATGAACTGTACCAACTACATATGAACGTCTAGTTTCAAGGTCTGTAATTGAAACATCAGCCACAACTTCATCTCCAGCAGCTCCACCAGGACCAAAATTATTAGTATGGAAAGATGATAACTCATTTGCGCCAGTATGAAACTTAATTATTTTTCCATCTACTCTTGCACATTCCTTACTATCTTTAGTTAATCCTGTTATAACATTTGTAACTTTAACTAAGTGATATCCAGTAGTTACACCACCGCCACCACCAGTTGTAGAAACTGGAACTTTTACTATTTGACCAGGAAGGAAAAACGTAGGAGAAGTTCCTGATGCTCCTACAGACCAATCGTTGGCAGTATTGCCATATACGTTTTGAAGGTTTCCTTCAGATTTATAGTCAGTTGCCATATATAGCTGAACATTCTGACCAGTAGCTGAAACTGCTGCTCCAGCATCTGATTGGTCTAATTCAGCATCTGCGAATTCATCAGCACCATTGCTAACAAATCCCATTACATATGCATATCTTTTGTGGTACGAACCTCTTTTTTCAGTAAACTTAAAAGAAGGGTCGTCTGTAGGTTTTTTACTTACTTTACTAACGAAACGAAAGAAAGGGTCTTGTGCTATCGCTAGCTCTGATACTCTGTCACCAAAATTATACTTTCTACGCAGGTCGCCAGTATCGACATTACTCGTACTAGAACCTGGTCCAGTTGCCAGAACATCAGAACCCCCCAATTCGCTCAGTTGAACGTAATCATTTAAAGCCATTATTGACTCCTTTTTATTTAGGGTTTAGTCTAACTAATAAGCTTTAAATATTTTAAAATATATTAGCTAAACAGTTCTTCTATATTACCGTCAGAATTAAGCAGGGTATCAAATACACTATCATTAGGATTGTTTGCTAT